CATGTAGTTGTAAAGGTAGTATCTCTTGCTAACTAGGTCCTGCTTCCTACTGGAGCTATCTAATTTGTACGTTTTAATGATATCAATGATATCCTGGTTAAGCACTTTGCTCAGTTCAAATAGTTCCTCATTCATAATTTCTCAATATAATACTTGTAATAAATATCTCGTTTTACAGTGTACTCTAGCTTTTCAAATAGCTTAAAGTATCTGTAAACTGTTCTCTCACTAGTGCCTAAATACCTGGATATTGCCATCACTGTTCTCGGCTTTTCCTGTAGGAGCTGCAAGAGTCTAAGAACCCTGTATATTTTGTGCTGATTCATACCTCTAAATAGTTTTTTAATGCCTTCCAAAAGTCAAGAGGCTCATACAATCTAATACCAAAGCCTGATGAGTAATACTCATCTAGGTCTAGGTTCCATTTTATCCAGCTCAAGTCTTTTTCAATTTGACTCTTGCAGTAGTTTTGCCCCATCTTATCATTGACTTTTTCTCTGATCTCTTTATGGGTGTGAATCTTCATATCATTTAGCATCTCTACAATGATATAACATCTTTTAAGTTGTGGCATCTTCATATCTTCTCAATCACAAAGTGTCCGTAAATGTGAGTTCCTGCTGTCCTGAATTGGTTAATTTTCCATTTGCACAGGGCTTCGGTGGGGAAAGTGTAAGCTTCTGCAAGCCTGCTTTCGTAGTAGTACAATAATCTAAACATGAGTTTCTAGCTTTTAAGTATTCAATATAATGGGGGATGTTAAAGGAGCCCCCCTTATCTCCTGCCATTGACTGCCTGATCCACCATTCAGCCATGCTGTATAAATCTCTACCGATAATCATAGGTACCTCCATTCATCTTCATCATAGTAGTTAGCAGGATCTGTTAACTCTTCTATGATATTATTCTCACTAATATGTAATTCTATCTGATACTGTACATCAGCTTTCTCCTCATCGGTTAGCTCATAGTCAAGCTCTATATCTCCAGGATGCTCTAAGGCATTAAAGTCATTCAGCTCGATATACCAATCTCCATGTAGATCTCTGATGACATAGGTACAGCTTCCATGCATGAATGCTCTTTCAAAGTAGGCTGTGTCGTTTGTTACTTCTGTTACTAGCATATTAAAAAAATTAAAAGGTTATACAATAGGATAGGGAACACTGCCACAAACAGGGCAGAAAAAATGTCGTTTAGTATTTTATTCTTCATCTTGTAAGTTTAAACGGTTTAATAATTCATCCATAATTAACCACTCTCTGAATGCATTTTGAGTAGCTGAATCAGATGCACCAAATGCATCTCTCATTTCTTCGTAAGCAGCTCTAAGTTCCTGCTCATAATCTTTAATCATTTCTTCCTGGTTCATAGCTTATTTATTTCTAGTGTTTAAATTAAATTTCAATTTCATGTATTTTTGACCTACTTTCTTTTGTTCTGAAATAGTCATATTATTGTAATCTTCAATTTTAATATTCATGAAGTCACAAATCATTTGATTAAGCTGTTCTAGTGTTTTCATTTTTTTAAGTTTTTGTTTGTTAATACCTGACAAAGATACAAATAGTTTCATATATGCAAACAATTTTGCATAATTTTCCACAATTTATAATCATTCTAAATAAGGAATGCAGCGTATAAGCTGAATAATCTCAGTAAAAATAAGGCTATAAGCTTAAGAAATATTTTTCTTACGGGTATATAGGTACTCTTGGTACTTAGTAAATACTAGATGATTTACTTTATTGTGTTTTTTACAATCTCTACAATGCAACCAATGGTGCACAGTACCCGAAGCAGTGACTACTTTCTTATTATACCTGTGATTAGTACCTCCACATTCGGCACATTCGTACTTATCACCTCCATGCTGCACTGCATAGTTGTGATTTGCAAGGGTATAGCTGTTTAGTTTATTGAATACTGACTCAAGTACTTCAACATCCATCTTACAATAGGCCACCATCTTATCTAGTGCATCCTGGTCCTTTCTAAATACGATGTCTTTCCATAGATCTAACCCTCCTGTTTCCATCTTGGCACCTACCTTAAGCAGCTTAGCTATGTAGTCAAGCTTGTTGCTATTAAAATTAAAGTACTTTTTAGCCCATTTAAGAGTGTCTATGGTCTTCGGTGATGGCATAACACTAATCCCATGAAATAAAGCCCTTGTTCGTATCCATTTTAAGTCAAACCTATCACCATTGTGAGCTACTATTTCATCCGCCTCAGTTAGAACTTTGACAAATTTCTCAATCATTTGCTTATCACTCTGATTTTTGGACCATGTTAGGCTGTGAATTTCATCTTCACCTTCCCATTTATAACAGATGCAGATGATCGCACGTTCATGAATGATATCACCTGGGTTAATTGTTAAGTTGTATCCTGTCCTCCAGAACACACCGACATTAAAAGATGTTTCAATGTCGTAAAATAGTCGTTTTCTCATAGCTTAAATAGTAGAGCTATCCTATCTAGTAGCCCTCTTTGTATTAAAAACCGAAGCAAGATACCAATAAAGAACGAAATAACAATAGGCCACCACGCCCATCTATACTTTACTACCTGCTTTGCCTTGGCAGTTTTCCATTGTGTATCACCTTTAATCTTTAATGTCTTGACCCTTTCTTTATATTCTATTCGTGTTTGCCATCTAGTCTTTGGCACATAGATGTTGTTATACTTAATGATAGTATCCTTGGTTGTGATATACTTCTGCCATACGATAGTATCATTCATGATCACTGGAATGCTATCAATAGTAGTTATCCGGATAGTATCACTATCCTGCACTACCTTCAACCCATTTTTTAACGCTTTTTTGTAGTGCCATTGAGCACGCTTTGGAGCTGAGCAGGATACAAAGAGTATCAGTATAGGTATCAAATATCTCATAGGTTTTCTAGCATCTTAATCATACGAGGACATGGGTAAATATCTGCCTTGTCTTTTCTAACACTGTTATGTGTATAAATACCAGGAGTGCCTTTGAATGCTTCCTTATCAATGCTGAATATCTCTGACCGGTAAGCCTTGGGAATGTCATAGGTCTCACACAGGTATTCCACTAACTGTCGAGTGCTTTCGATTTGTGCATCCGTATATTTATACCAGTGAATGTTACCCTTGTATGGTGCATCTAATGTAGTTACCATGGATGGGTCAACAATACTCTTGACATAGTTGTAGTACTTTCCATCTCTTAGCTTTAATGGACCCCAATTGCACACCTCAATACCTACTGATAGCTTGTTTAAATTTTGATACTTGAGTCCATGCACTGAGAAATCTTGACTATCTATGCCCAGGTGATAAGCCCAGTGCCTGGAGCTGAAGCACTGTACAATGGTTCCCTTCTCACCTACCACAAATGCAGTAGCTATTCTATCTGAGTTGCTGTTCCACCAACGTGACACAGCTACTGGGTTCCCGTTGCCTGCTGTATGGTGTAAATAGATCTGTGTTTTTTCAGACTCCTCATGGAAGTACTGTGCATTAGATAGGCGTTCCTGTAATATCTTGGTTGTGTCTAATTTCATCTACCTCTTTTTTTATATCCTTAGCTCTAGCAAAAAGATTTTTCATAGCCTGCCATAGGTCAAGCCCTTTTACTGCTTTGTAGTTCTCGTTAATGCTCATGACTTCAATGCTAACCAGGATGAGTGCAAGTACCTTAGTGAGTAACAGCTGTACTGAAAAGAACTGAAGTATGATATTGTTAAGGATAAAGTGATCTATCATATAGAACAGGATAACCGTTACCTCATAAAGTAGCATCTTGCTAATGATTGCACTGAGGCCCCTGCTAGTTATCTTTGTTTTGTTCTTTATTGACTTCCATACACCTGTGATAGTATCAAGTACGATAACAAACCCCACCAAAAATAGCAGTCCTGATATTGGCATTAAGAATGCACTTATAGTAGCTAACAATTTAATCCAGTTAGCCTGCATTGTCTTAAGCAATATATAGAACTGTGACTCCATTATAGTATCAGGATGCTGTTGTTGTATCCGTTTTCTCTTAGGTTACCACACATACCTGTGCAAGTTGTTTGATATTGATTGATGCATGAGCAATGGTTAAACATTGGTCTTAGATCAGTATCCATGTTGGTAGTGGATATGAATATCGGGAACAGATTTCTGTTAGCTAATAGCCATCTGATTAGACGTTGTTCAAAAAAACTAGCCTTTTGTGCATAGTGTTCCATCCCAAAGGCTACATCTGATCGGGATACGCTTGCTGAATAATCACCATTTTGAGTCTGAAGTCCTTTGTTTTTTAGCTGATACGTCAATCCAAATACCGCATCTTCAGCTGACCTCCAAGCAATGACAGGCTGAATGAACTCTACTAGGTCAATCTCATCCGGTGTAAGTGTCTGAGCATTGTATGCAGTTAGCATGTGATTGTAGAACGTAGTACCCAGGATAGGCTGTATCCTTAAAGCTGATTGTGTAGCTATGTATGGTGTCACATCTGTTACATCCACATTGGCTGTGATAGGTGTGTTAGTCTTAAGGTAGGTTTCAGTGATAAAATATAACATTACTGAGCTGGGTTAGTAGGTTCATCAATAGGAGGTAAGGATGCTAGAGCTCTAATCTCATTGGTAGTCATTTTTTCAAGTACTTTACCAAGTAGTGCATCACTTAAATTATTCAATGCATCCTTAACTTTTGCTGTTTCCTCATCCACTTCAACAATAGCATCACCAATTATTTGGAAGTTATTAATTGTGAAATCTGCAGGGATTTTAGCAATAGTCAATAGCTCATTAAATATCGTAGTGATTTGCATACGTAGCTCCATTACTACATTTTTCTCAAATATCACGTAGGCTTGCTTGATGTCACTGCCATTACCCAGGCTACCGGATGTACGCACCCCTAACAAGATAGGGTCAATGGTATGAGCAAAACATATTTGCTCAGTGTTCAATGCAGATGCCTCATGAAATAGCTTATCATTGTCATTAGTTGGTAAGCTTTCAATCTTAGGTAGTTGGTCCGCACTATTAGCAAAGAACGCAACAGCCTTACCAGCATTAGCTGCACCCTTAAGACGGTCAATAGTTTCCTTGATCATGTGTTTTTCTTCCTCAGACTGTGGCCTTTTAGGGAACATCATAGCAAAGGATGGGAACACACTATTTTGAATGTTACTTTTTGCGAAGTAAGATAGCTCACCACTTAAAAAAGCAAAGTTTAATGCACTTGTATAGGTAGGTAATGG